ATCCGGCTTCCACATGCCCACGTAGGCATCCCACACGATCAGCCGGTTGTTCAGCCACGACCAGATAGCAATGCCCGTACTGGCAGAAGTGGACTTCACAGTGCGTGCCGGGTCGTACATCGCATAGACGGCCTGCCACGTACGCACCATCGGCTCGACCCGCATCAGGTCGACCGTGAACGGCTTCTGGCTCATGTCCTCGGCTTTGCATAGATATTCCTGGGCAAAATTGTTGTGCAAACCAAGACGCGCGTACTCTGCCTCTTTTGCCGTTATCCAAGCAAGCGAGAACCGATCAGGCCATGTTGCCTGAAGCTCTCCGGTTTCAGCATTTATGCTGCGGATCGGATAGGTTCGGCTCTCCCAATCCTTCTCGCCTTCGGGCGTGACAACTGCTTCAAGCTGCTCGATCACTGCCTGCGGTGAAAGCGGAGTGCCGTTAATACGGACAAGCGCGTTGGGATCGAGCGCCGGCATCACCACCGACATAAGCCAGCGCATACACTTCTCGATCGCCTCGGGCGTCGCTACCGACTCCTCGTTCTCGATGTCGTCGCCGAACGCAAGGTCGGGACGCCAGTCCAAATGCTTCGAGCCACGCAACGACTGACCACGCCCAAAAGCTTGAATGGCCACGCCGTTCGCGAGCACAATCCGACCTTCCGACCATGTGTCTCCGACGAGATTTCCGAACAGGTCTTCGAGGTAGGCGTTCGTATCAAATTCGTTTTTGATTGCGCGCAGGCGCTCTACCGCGCGCTCGTACGTCTCTCCCAGCACGATGCAATTCTTGAACTGCCGCAGGCACGCCCGGATGATGATCGCCTCCTCGGCGCGCGTGCTCTTGGCAGCGCCGCGGAAGGCTTTTATGAGCACCTTTGGTGCGTCACTATGCCACAGGTCGATGATCTCGTTGTGAAAATCGGGGGTGGTGTTGGGATGGCGATGACCAAAGAGAACGGCGTGCGCGAGCCGCGGGTTGCGGCCGAGCTTCACGATCAGCTCGCTGCGGGGGTCGAGAGGGGCGTCGGTCATGCCGCGAGCGTAGACGAACTACGTCTCGTCGTACACGCCCTTAACGGCGCTGTTGAAATACTGGCCAGGGGAGGAAGCGGAAGTGAGGCCGTCAGCGATCTGCTGAGGAACGTCGGCGTAGCGGTAAGTCCGGCCCGAGCGAAACAAGATGATCAGGATCTGGCGTTCCGCGTCATAGTCGCAGCCGGCCAGGTTGGAACTGGAGAGGGGGGTCATCAGCTTCGCTGTTTCAGCGTTTGAAGGGAACGACGTCCGCGGCGAACTGGTCGGAGGTGTTGACCACTGCGAGGCGCTGTTTCTTGGCCTTGCGGATTTTGGTCTTCCCGGTGCGCAGAGGTGCCTTGTCGCACCAAACAACAGTCTTGCCCGCCTGATTGTCGATGTGGAGATTTCCCCACCCTGGTGCGCAGGTGATCGTGTTGCGAGGGGCGGCCACGGAAGGGGTGGTGACGAGCACGAGGAGTGCGGCAGCCAGCAAGAGGGCTTTCTTCATTTCAAATCCTCGGTTTGAAGGGGCGCCATCGCGTGCTTGGTGTGCGCGGCGTTTAGGGCGGCTTGGGAAAACCGCAGGGCATCTTCGGATCGCTCGGCGTCCGTGGCCTTCTTCAGCAATGCATTGATGGTGTTTTGCAGGTCGTCCATCGGGTTTTACCTCCGGATGTGGGTTGCGTGTGGAGCGTGAGGTATTGCGTGTGAGGTGTCAAGGGCTTTGGGGGTAGCTTATTATGCGGAGGAAAATCCTATTTTATGCTGCTGTCTGCGAATGAAGTCATAAAAATTAAAATCTCCCGCCCCCCGGCAAAGCAAATCCCGAGTTGTTCGAGGCACAAAGCAAATAAGATCAATGGCTTAGCGCCAGCGGCTCGCCTGGTACACGAAGCTCGCGGCCTATTGTACAGCAAGTTACATGTGAGTAGAACGGAATTGCTCAATGATTTCAACGCTGCGTATGTATTTTGTTGGCCTGCATATTTATTCTGCATGGACCAGGTAGGAGAAAAAAGAACATTCCGTGTTTGTTCTCTTAATTCGATACATTCAAAAAACGCTGTAACCTATTGATGTTGTTCACTGTCCAGGGTAGTAGTAGTTAAGTAGTTACTATATTTGATGATTTTTCTTCCTGGGCCAACTCGCGTACATTTATGCTCATATTGAGCATAACTATTTTCATAGGTCAGAATGCAAAAACAAATAAAAAAATTTAGGCTACTAGTGTAGCCTTTGAAACCATTACACAATCCGCTTTTTCTGTCTAAACTTGTGACATTCCTACCACACACAAAATGTACCCACATGAGCCCCATAAGTAGACCTTGACACCACGCCCACACGCGCATTATATACATTGCCGAATTCACGCTAGGCAAAAGGCCCCAAAACGACGCCAGCTCGCTTCGGTCTTCGCGACGGACCATCGGCTGCCGACTTAAAGGACGCGCGCCGCGTGCTTAAACTAACGCAAGAGCAAAAGGCCGACTATTTCAGCGTTTCCGTGAAAACATACCGCAAATGGGAAAGTGGTAATAGTGTACACGGTACGCCGCACCGGATCGCCAGCGCGCTCTTAACCCTCCTACTGCGAGGCAGACCATGACACGCAAACGCAAAATGTCAGAACGCGAGTTTCGGCGTATCTGTAGCCGGAATGGCGGGTACTGGGATGGCGTCGCCGATCGTAAAGCGCAGCGAATCGCCAAGTGGTGCCGCGGCGCCCACAAAAACTATGGCCATTTTGATCCTGATTACGCCGAAGGCTACAGCATCGGCGTCTTCGGGGGAGACCCGCCGCCCTACGCAATGGGAGAATACCGATGACCACGAATCACTCCGCCGCCGCCGGCGGCTTCAACCTTCCCGCCGCGCGCCAAGCCCACAACTTGACGCAAGCCCGCCTGGCCACCTTGCTAGGTGTCACGGTTACCACCGTGTCACGCTGGGAACGCGCCGGCGCTTCCCCTGCCTGGCTGGCCACATGGTTCCAAGGCTATGCGAGCTCTACCGTGCCACTGGCCAACCTGGACCGCACCACACTGCCAACCATTTAGAAAGGAACTGCCACCATGCTCTACGCAAAACACGAATCGAATCGCCTTGGATCAGACTGGACGTGTATCTGCAAGGACCTAAAAACCGTGCGCGGTGTGCAAAATCGAATTGTGCGCGGCAAGTGGCCAGCCGGTAAATGGCGCGTCTATTCGGTGCACCCTGACAACTGGTATCGCGCCACTGGCCACTTTCTAGTCGGCAAAGTTACCAAAAACTAAACCGCGCACCCTCGCGCACAACCGACGGAAGGAATGAGCTATGTACGAACCAAAGCACCTAAAACGCTGGACCATGCCGCAACACTATTTCGGCGCCAGCTGGCCGAATCACTACAGCGCAGGCGTCGGACAATCGCGCGACTCGGATTGTCTCGAAGCCTCTAACTTTGTGACCATGCTTCGCTTGCTAGGTGGCGAGTCGGACGTCGTCACAGTAGTGCGCGAGTCGCACTGGTTAGTCGGCTGGGTCGAATGGATTGCCATTGAAGCGGATGGCACCCCCGAGGCCGACAAGGCTTTGCAGATTGCCGACGAAGCAAAAGGGCGCCTCGAAGACTATCCGGTTTTAGACGAGTCGGACTGGTCGGAACGTGAACAGGAGGCCGCTAACGAGGTATGGACAAATTGCTACGACGATAAGCAGCGGCTCGACTATATCCGCCGCAATCGCTCTCAATTTGAGTTCCACGACTATGGCGACCTAATCGGGTGCGTTCGTGGTCGCTACTTTGCCGGCTATGCGAGCGAGCTCCTAAACTAAAATCTTCCTGCCCCGTGGTGCAAATGCCACGGGTTTTTGTTGACGCCACTAACACCTATGCTACCATCACGACACTTTAACCGTTAAGGAATAGCCTATGTTTCGCCAGATCATCGAAGACGCCGCGGCCTTGCTTGCGCTTGGCCTGTTTGTGTCCATGATCGCGGTATGGGCCGCGATTCTTCACTAAAGGAAACAGGCTATGCACGGCGGACCATCGCTTAAAGGCGACCCAAAGACACACCCTTGCGGATTTTGCGATTCGGAAAGCGCCTGCATAGAGGACACCGCAAAGCGGCGCTTGTACGAATGCAAAGCGTGCGGCGCTATCGAACACATCAGCAAAGGCGCGTCGTGGTGGTATTTTGGTTGGGAACACCCCGATGGCCGACGCTTGCGCTCTCCCACCACAGCGGAAATGAACGGGGGGAAATACGGCTGGCAAGCGGACGATCCGCGGCCGGCGAGCCTGTCTTTTTCCCGGCTCAACTAACCAGCCCCACAGGGCGGGCCTCGTGCATACCGCGCGGGGCTTTACGGTAGGAATGAAGCTATGCGAGCATCACAAAGTTGCATCGGGCCGTTGACTGCGGCCGGAATATCTTACGACGACGCTTGCCAACTCAGGCGAATCAGCATGACACTGCACCGCTGGCACGAACTCGAATGTGGCACGGACGGCGGCTGCATCGAGCGCGAAGAATCGGACCCTGATGGTGGTCGACCATTCTGGCGCTACAGCTCAGGCGCGCGCGGCTCCTATATACCTGATCGAGAACTTGGAGCGCGTAAGCGCCTTGGCAAGATCATGGCGCGCTATCCGGGCTTCACGGCCTATGTGCAAGGCGACCCGCGCGGCGCTTCGCTCTACATCTTGCGGCCCGGTGACGTGCCTGAAGGCGCAGACGTGTCCAGCTACTACAATCGCGGCATCGCGGTTTACAAGTGATCCGCCCCCTACTCCTAACCCTCGCAACGGGCGCTGTGCTCTATCTCACAGCGCCCAACCCCTTGCGGGTGATCGACGGCGACACCGCAGCGATCGGACCTGACCGCTACCGCTTGGCCACCACCGACGCACCCGAGCTCTTTCATCCTCGCTGCGCTCGCGAGCTGGAGCTTGCTTCAAAAGCCAAGACGCGGTTGATTGAGCTGACGCAAGGCGACTACTCGCTAACCCATGTCCCTTGTACCATCCGCCCCGCCGGCGAGCGCAACAGAGACAGATATGGGCGCACTTGCGTGATCTTAAAAATTCCTCCTGACTGGACGGACGTGGGCGACACGCTCATTGCCGAAGGGTTGGCGGTCAGATTTGAAAAAGGCAAAAAAACTGATTGGTGCAAAAAATGAGCAAAGACAAACGCTCACGTTATCGAATCGACAAGCCATCTCACCGGCTGATGCACGACGGGAAGTGCTATGCCGTCATCAAATGTGGGGGATGGTCGCCGGCAATCCGCATTGAAGCTACTGGTGAGACAGAACGCTCTGCATCTGCTTTGATGGACTGTGATTTGCTCATGGGGCGCTGGCAGAATGCTGTGCTGTATATGTTTGGCGGTGAAATCTTAGACAGTATTCCGTCCCAAGCCGTCATGGAGAAAATAGAATGACTCACATTGACCACGAAGCGGCAAGCGAAGCGGTCCAAAAAGGCATGGCGGAGTGGGACAGGGTCAAGCGGCTCAGTCTTGAAGCGATCGACCGCGCCAACGCAGCCGAGAAGCGAGCTACAACGGCCGAGGCACGCGCGGAGATCCTTGGCACGCAGAACAAAACATTAGCCGAAGAAAACATCCGGCTGCGCTCTCAGGTGGAGGACGCCAAGGTGGGCTTGGCCGCGGCGATGGCTGCGCTGCTGGCGGCGCGCGACAATGTGAACACGGGCGACTACCGTGCAGCCGGTTCGCTCAAGCTCGACGCGGCCGACAAAGCCGGGCTTCAGGGCGTAGCCCAGGAGCTCGACGGTCACAAACCCATTCCCAAATTCTTGCAAGGCAACCAGGGGCAATCAAAATGAGAGCCTACTTTTCTATGCCGAGTCGTGAGTTCATCGCTCAGCTGCGCGACGTGGCTATTGCCACCAAGGCATCGCCATTATTCATCGGCCAGATTGACCAGCTGGGCGAAGTCGAGGGGCTGAAAGCTGAGCTTGAAAAAGTTGGCGAAGAACTGACCGCGATGGAAGAATCGCGCGACCACTGGCGCGAGGAAGCGCGAGTGTTTGAGGAACGTAATCAAAAGCTCGAAGAATGGGTTCTCGACTTGAAAGCTGAATTGGCGTCCGCCGAGAGCGAAGACTAATCCTCTCGCTCCTCCATCGCCATCACCGCCAGCGCGAGCGTAAACCAAGCTGCAAAGACAAGCGCAATGAACATCGTCACCCTCGACTTTGAAACGTACTTCGACGACGAGTACACGTTGAAGAAGCTCACGACTGAAGAATATATCAGAGATCCGAGGTTCGGGGCGTTGGGTTGTGGATTCAGGTTTAGCGACGGGCAAACATACTTTTGCCCCGCCGAGAACCTTGCTGCGTGGATGAATGGGATGCGTTTGGCTTGTGAGCGCCAGCCTATCACAATTCTCTGCCACCACGCTCACTTCGACGGACTGATTCTCTCTCACCACTTCGAAGTCAAACCCCATGTCTGGCTCGATACGCTCAGCATGGCTCGTTTGCTGGTGGGCAACCACTTATCTGTGAGCCTTGAGTCGCTCGCGCGTCACTTCAACCTCGCTGCAAAGAATGTCCCTTATGACCTGTTCAAAGGCAAGCATTGGCACGAGCTGACGCCACAAGTTCAAAAGCAGGTGGCAGATGGGTGCTTATGGGACGTGGAGCTGACCTGGCAGCTATTTAACATCCTGGCCAAAGATTTTCCTCCTGAAGAATTTGCCATCGTGGACGAGACGGTGAGAATGTTCACCGAACCCGTGTTGCGCGGAGACATCAACCTCTTAGCCCAAGTGTGGACAGATGAAGCCAACAAAAAACGTGACCTACTTGACCAACTCGGGGTCACCAGTGACGATTTACAATCTGCTAACCGCTTTTGCCGACTGCTTGAAGCGGAAGGCGTCGAAGTCCCCACCAAGGACGGCAAGAATGGGCCGATCCCGGCGATCGCGAAGACCGATCAGTTCATGAAGGACTTGCTGGAGGAAACCGATGACAGAATCAGAACACTTGCTGAAGCCCGTCTTGGAGTGCGGAGCACGGCAGACCAAGCCCGCGCGGAACGACTAGGCTTTGCTGCCACACGCGGAGCGTTGCCCGTCTATCTTTCCTACTGCGGCGCCCACACAACCAGGTGGTCGGGGGGTGACAAAAATAATTTTCAAAACTTCAAACGTGGTGGTTTGATTCGCAAAGCATTGCAAGCTCCTGAAGGGCATGTGCTTCTAAAAGCGGACGCGAGTCAGCAAGAGTGTAGGTTCCTTAACTTTGTTGCCGGACAATGGGACGTCATCGAGCGGTTTAGGAACAAGGAAGACCCCTATGTCGGAAACGCCAGCAAGTTTTATGGAAGAACTATTACTAAGGCGGATACGGCAGAGCGTGGACTCGGCAAGCAAATTGAGCTTTCTTGCGGTTTCATGTGCGGAGCCGAGACCATTGTACGCACAGCGGCAAGAGGCACTTATGGACCTGCTCTTAAACTTACACTTGCGGAGGGTCTTCAGGCGCGCGACGTGTATCGCGACACCCACCCCGCGGTAGTTCAGTTGTGGAAAGATGCTGGCCGGATGATTGCCCGCATTGCCGGCGGCGAGAAGGTGCAGTGGGGGCCGGTGCAAGTCAGGACCGGCGCCGTCATCCTCCCCAACGGTTGCCCCATGCTCTATCCCGACCTGGAATACCATCGCGAACAGGAGACGGGCGAGGAGTTCTGGCGTTACAGGTCACGCAAGGGCTGGGTGAAACTCTACGGTGCCAAGCTGGTAGAGAACGTGATTCAGGGCATCGCGCGAGTAGATATGTCGCAGACCATGCTGCGTCTGCGCGTGCTCGGTTACCGGATCGTGCTGACGGAACATGACTCGCTGACAATCGTGGTCAAGAACGATTCAGCACTTGACACTCATGTTGCAACGGTTACAAATGAGATGCGCCGTTCGCCCGAGTGGATGAAGGATATACCACTCGACTGTGAGGTGACGGTTGGAGAACGGTACTCATGAAGCCAAATCTATACGTCACGATGAGCAAAGAAGGGCTTTACACGGTTCGGTTAGAAATAGAGACCGGATCCGAAGACCAAGCACTGCGGGTGCTTGGTAGTTTTACTTCGCTGCTTCTCGTAGAAAGGGAACAGAATGCCAAAGGACGTGAAAGGCGTGGTGAAAGAGTTCAAGGCGGGTAAGCTTCACAGCGGATCGAAGACTGGTCCTGTGGTGAAGAACCCCAAGCAAGCCGTCGCCATCGGTTTGAGCGAGCAACGAAAGGCGGGCAAGCCCACACCGCCGAAGCCTGCGGCAAAGAAACCGGCCAAGCCTGTCTCGCTCGAAAAGCGGTTGAAGAACGTACCTGTCTGAAGCTAGGCCCCAGCGGGCAGTTCCGGTCGGGTGTTAGCCGAGCTCGACTTATCGAAAGGTGTCCTGCGGTTCGCTGGTGCGCCTGCTAGGCATAGCCGTTCAAGGACACCACCTCGGCGTTTCAACAACAAAACAGCCAAATGTCCTCCATCACCCTCATGTACTCATGGGTAGCTGCCGGGAGCATAGCCGCCTACTTATCGGTGCTGTGGGTCATCGACGGCGGGAGGGGGCACCTGTGAGCAGCATATCGCGGGAGTGGGTCTCTCAAATCGAGACAGCTGTCATGCTGTTGGCCATTATCGTTTTTGCCATCTCCGCGGTAGGTGCAACTTTAGGGCTTTGGTCATGACCGACCCGATCATATCGCGGGAGCAGGTGGAGGCGGCTAATAGACTGCACTATCAGATTTCGTCATGGCTGAGAGATCACGCCAATGCCGATGAAGGGCAGGTGTTTGATCTCTACCCTGACCAACAGCCGTTAGTTTTGATTGCGCTGGCTGCCCTCGCCTCCGGCCCCGCTCAAGACGCGCAAGTAGAGCCTCAATTACCCGGTTGCAGCCGATGCGGACAATTCAGCAATGGCTTACCGCTGTGTCGCGCTTGCCTCGCTGTCGATGCACTCGCGAAGATCGAACGAATAACCTGGCAGGAGGGCGATCATCCGGCGAAGCAGCTTATCGCCTGCCGCAAAGTCGCTTCATCCATTCTTGCAGGCGAGACGCTTGGGCCGTCCACGCTCGCGGCCAACTGTATTCCTAGCGTCTCCGAAAGTCGCCGTGGCGAGCCTGCACCATCCATGCTTGTGGCCGATCGTGCTGCTGGCGTTATTGTGAATAAAGGTTACGCCAAGCCTGCACCAGCGAGTGCGGAGCGCCGCCAAGGCCATTCGAGGCTTGTCTATGACAAAGAGAAGCGCACCATCGTCACCGTCGATCCGCATCCCCCCGCCTCCCCGCTGGGGCAGGAGTGGCGGCGGGCGCAACCGGAACAGATAGCAAAGTTCGTCGCGGTGTTTGAAGCGCTTTCCGCCTATGAAGCGGAGCAGGAGTTCATCCGAGGGCACGGACTGTTTTCGAAGGAAGATTGCCCAATGCCGGAAGTCGTGACCGTGCTGGCGTGGTTGCGCTCCTTGACTTCTGCACAGGGTCACAGGGGCAGCAAATGAGCATCAATAAGCAGATCAGCGCCGCAGAGGCGGCTAGGCAAGAGGCGGCAGAGGCGTTGTCTGTTGCGGAAAAGAAACTGGCCGACCTTTACGTGCTCCGCAGCATGGAAAAATACGGGATCAAACCCGGCATGCGCGTGCGCAATCAAAATAAGGAATTTGTTGTTGATGAAATCCGTCCCAAGTCGTGGGACTGCAAGCCTTGGCTCTATGGGCGACAAATCCTGAAAGACGGCAAAGTCGGTGATGCCCGTCGCAACATCTATGGCGAATGGGAAATCATTGATGACGGCACCTTAAAGACCGCACAGGACACAAAGCTGTGAAATTACCGCCCGTCACCTACACGTTCCATCGCAACTATGAGAACTGTCCCCGAAAGGCGTTCCACGTCAACATCGCCAAGGATCTGCCGAAGGAAGACAGCGAGCAGTTGCGCTGGGGCAACCAGGTTCACAAAGCTATGGAACAGCGCATCAACAACGGCACGCCGCTCCCTGAGAGCATGGCCAAGTACGAGCCGCTGGTTCACTTTGGCAACTACAACGTCAAGGCTGAAGTGAAGCTTGGCATCCGCGAGAACGGCTTGCCATGCGGCATGTGGGGCAGCGACGTGTGGGGTCGCGGCGTGATCGACGTTCTTGTGGCCGAGAAGCCCATGCTCAACACGGCGTTCATCCTCGACTGGAAGACGGGCAAGCGGCGTGAGGAGCCCAAGGAGCTGGAGTTCCACGCCGTCCTGTTGCGCGCTACGCGCCCTAAGCTGGAGAAGATCACTGGCGCCTACGCTTGGCTGCAAGAGATGAAGCTGGGCCAGTCGCACGACTTGTCCGACACTGATGCCACGCTGGAGCGAGAGCGCGCAACGAGGCGCGAGATCGAGCACGCATTCAAGTTGGGCTCGGATGCTTTTCCGCCGCGGCAGAATCCTTTATGCGGTTACTGTCCGGTCAAGAGCTGCGAGTTTAACAGGAGCCAGTGATGCTGATCGCCCGCTTCTTCACGATTGATGGCGACCGCTTTGATTTCCCGCTCGCCGAGGGCAACACGTTGCCGCAACTGATGCAGACCGTTTATATGGACGGCTATATCAGCCACGCGCACTTCTTCATCCCCTACGGCGCCATTAAGCAGGTGGTTGCCTACGAAGCTGCGGTCGCGCCGGGAGGACCAAATCTGAAGGTTGTTCCATTCACATCACCCGAGAAGCCCGCTTCTTAGCGGTTTCGAAAGGCGGCAGTTATGAAGGGCCTCGAAAAACAAGTAAAAAAAGAATGCCGCGCTTGGCTGCGCTCGATCGGTGCCTATGTCTACTCACCCGTGCCTGTCGGCTACGGCGCTCCCACGCTCGACGATCTTGTCTGCTTGCGTGGTCGATTCATTGGCATCGAGTACAAAGCACCTGGCAAGATGCCGACCGCACGTCAATCCGCTACCATGACCGAGATCCACAAAGCTGGTGGCATCGCGTTCGCCACTGACAGTCTGAAGCGGTGTCAGACCTACATCGGAGATCACCTCCTTGGCCAATACACCCCAGCAGATTAAGCCGTGCCCGTGCTGCGGGCATCCGATGGCCGACGAGCTTGACATTGCGCTAACTCCACTACAGCGCGTCGTGTTTGACAAGGTGCGCGCGGCTGGAACAGCTGGCATCCATGAGGAACGTGTGCATGTGGCACTGTACGGGAATAGGCCTGATGGCGGCCCGGAGTCGCGCGTAATTAGTATCCATGTTCACAACCTCAATGCGCGGATCCGCCGCTACAATTTGCGGATCAAAGCCAAGCACTACGTCTACAGGCTAGAGAATGTGGCTTGACCGGCAACGCAACGTCGTCGTGTACGACACGCCCGAGTTCGCCAAGATCACGGCGAGCGTGCCGGGTGCTGTCCGCTTGCACAACGGTTACGTCGCTGCGCCGGCTACGCTCTATAATCTGCAACTGTTGCGCTGGCTTGGGTTCAAGGTGCCGGCGCCCATGGACGAGGCAGGATATGACTGGCCCGGTAAATTCACCCCTTTTCAAGCGCAGCGTGTCACTTCCAATTTCCTCACTGTGCATCCTCGTGCTTTTGTTCTGTCCGACATGGGAACAGGCAAAACCCTGGCTGCTTTGTGGGCTGCTGACTTTATTATGCGCAGTTTGGGGACTGGCCTACGCTGTCTTATCGTTGCTCCCCTAAGCACCCTCCAACGAGTGTGGTCCGATGCCATTTTTCAGAATTTCCTCGGAAGACGTACTTGCCGAGTCCTGCATGGAGATGCTGCGAAGCGCAGACAACTGCTTTCGCAACCCGCAGATTTCTACATTGTCAATTTCGATGGAGTTGGAGTGCTCGCAAAAGAGCTTGCTGACCGTGCCGATATTCGGATGGTTATTTGCGACGAAGCTTCAGCATACCGAGATTTCAGAACTAAGCGTCACCGCCTCGCGCGTCAGCTTTTTGCTAAGAAGGATTACCTCTGGCTGATGACCGGCACACCGACGCCGAACGGCCCGACCGACGCCTACGGCTTGGCCAAGCTGGTCAACAACGCCTTCGGCGAGACGTTCACCAGCTACCAGGCGCGGGTTATGACCAAGGTGTCGGTGTTTAAATGGGTGCCGAGGAACGGATCGCATGAGACAGCACATCGTCTTTTACAGCCTAGCATTCGGTTTGCTATTTCTGACTGCATTGATCTTCCCCCTTGCACTACTCAAGCTCGTGACGTCGAGTTGTCCATAGAGCAGGCCAAAGCCTACAAGGCGATGAAGGCGCACTGCGTCGCGCTCGTCGCCAAGGGGCAGATCACAGCGGTCAACGAGGCAGCGGTCAGGACAAAGCTGATTCAGATTGCCTGCGGGGCAGTGTACGACTCGGCCCACGACATTCACTTGGTCGACGCTTCTCCCAAGCTCAAGGCACTGCGGGAAGTGATGCAGGAGTGCAACGAGAAAATAATTGTGTTCGCACCATTGACATCTGTGATCCAACTACTTTACAAGGAGTTGAAGGAATACACTAGAGCGGTCATCAATGGGCAGGTTGGGCATCGCGAGCGGTCTGAAACCTTCCGTGCGTTCCAGGACGGTAACGCTGCGCTCCGTGTGCTTATTGCGGACCCGGCGACTATGGCTCACGGGCTCACACTCACTGCGGCGACAACTGTTGTGTGGTATGCGCCCATTGGTAGGACCGAGCTATACCTGCAAGCCAACAAGCGAATTGATCGACCAGGTCAGACGAAAGCTACTACGATTGTCCAACTTGCCGCGACGCCCGTGGAGCGAGAGATATATCGGCGCTTGGAAGCCAACGAAAATCTCCAGGGACTGACGCTGAAGTTGGCGAGAGGTGAATTGTGAGCGACGAACCGTGCCCCGAGAAGAAAGGCCACTGTTGCGAAGGCTGCGCGTTCTTTTGTGGCGCCATCTTGGTTGCATTCGTGCTAGGAATTATTGGTTTTATCACTGTCGACGCTTGGCAAAAGTGGGGGATTCGCAACGGTTTGGCCGCTTACAACCCAACGACCGGCTACCTCGAATGGAAAGATAAAAAATAATGCCAACGACCGCTGACTACATCGGCCAGTACATCAAGCTGCGCAACACGGTTGCGGTGCTCACGGCCGAGCACGAGGAGCGAGTCAGGCCGTACACCGAGGCTATGCAGGCTTTGGAAGGTATGGTGACCGAGGAGATCAACCGCCTCGGTGGCGAGAGCATCAAGACGGAACAGGGTACTGCGTATCGGACAACCGTTCTCGCTACCAAGGTGGCTGACCGCGAGCTGTTCATGGACTTCGTCTTTGACGGGCGCCGCGAAGGGTTCCTGACGTCGGCCGTCGCCAAGGACGCCGTCAAGGAGTACATGGACGACCACGCGGGCGCAGTGCCGCCCGGCATCGACGTGACCCTCATTCACAAGACTAACTTCAGGAAAGCGTGATGCTCTTTGCGCAGATCACGATGGTGTATATCACAGCACTGGGGACCATCTTGGTTATATGGCTCGCTGTAAAAAAGGAACCTTGGCTGTGGGTTCTTGTCCCTCCATGTTGCGGAGTCACCGCTATGTGGATTTCAACTTTTTTCTGGAGGTAAAATGAACCAGCAACTTCCTTCCTTCGCTTCGCTTCGCCCCACCTCGCTCGTTGCCGATGCCATCGGCGGCGTGGGCGGCCAGCGTCCGCCGCACATCAGCATCGACAGCAACCGCTTCTCGTTGGTCGACGGCACGGGCAACGTGCGCGAGCTTCCGCCCATCGTCAACGGGCAGACTGCCGTCGTCGGCATCGACGTGGTGTTCATCGACGCCAACCCGGTGCCGAGCAAGATCTACTGGGATCCGACCAAGCCCTACAGCCCCAACTCGTCCGACCCGCCGTGGTGCTTCTCGGACAACGGACAGGCGCCGTCCACGATGGCGATCAAGCCGCAGAACAGCGTTTGCGTTAGCTGTCCCAACAACGTCATCGGCTCGGCAGTCAGCAAGTTCTCGGGTGCCAACATCAAGGCGTGTCAGGACTTTAAGAAGCTTGCCGCCATCCTGCCCGGCGATCCCGACCGGATGGTCTTCCTGATGCAGATCAAGCCCGGCAGCTTCAAGAACTGGTCCGCATACCTCGGCTGGCTCAAGACGCAGAAAATGCAGAACGGCGCGGCGCCAGACCTGTGCGACGTGGTGACGCGCGTGAGCTTCGAGTCTCAGGGCGTCCTCAAGTTTGAGCCGGTCGCCCTGGTCGATCAGGCTGGTCCGGTCGGCCAACAGATGGTCGAGGCGTGGTCGAAGAACGTGACCGGCACCTTGGTCGGCAAGGACGACAAGCCCATCCAGGGCATGATTGGTCAGCAGAGGCCGCAGGGCGCGCTGCCGCCGCCTCCCCAGCCGCAAGTAGTTGGCCCTGTGCCACCCACGCCGCCTGTATGGCCGCAGCAGCCAGCGAATGTGACTACCACGATGCAGTCCGAGCCAACCAAGCGCCATCGTGGTCGTCCTGCGGCCGAGCCCGCGCAGCCGGCACCGACGCAAGCGCCGTTCATCACCGGCACGCAGCAGGTGCCCGCGCAGGGTGCTCCGCTCGCCGATAACGCCATGGAAATCCCGGACTTTCTGCGTCGCGACAAGCCGGCGGCACTTCCCGCACAGTCACAGACGATCATGCAGAACACGCCGGAACCGAGCCCCGACCTGGCGGCGAAGCTCGCCCAGGCGTTCAATCTACCCACGAGGTAAGGTATGGCGGAGTTCACTAGACGCTTGCGGTGGTGTCTCAAGCAAGGCGACCTGACCATCGGCGACCTGCACCACTGGTTCAAACGGCCACGGGCGACCGTGCGGCGTTGGGTGATCGACGCCTGCGTGCCGCGCGGCCCGACCGGAAATCATGCCTCCTTGCTCTTGGACTTGTTGGAGAGCAGGATCAAGAGTGGACGGGGCTTCCCCATTCCTCCCGAGCTGCACGCCCAGCAACGCCCAGGCTATATCCATGAGCAGCGCATTAGCCTTCCTAAAACATATTCTGCCCGCGGAAGGCTATAAATGCGCGACGGTTATTACAGAGACGAAGAAGTACAATCGGTTCTTCACGAGTTGCGAAGAACTGGCGCACTTTATTTCGACCGAGGACGCGCTTGGCCGCACTGTCTACCACGCCTGTGCGAGCTTCAAGACCAACGAGAGCAGGAAGGCCAGCAATGTCCTGTGCGCGAAAACGCTTTGGCTTGACGTCGATGCAGGAGAAGGCAAGCCCTACGCCGATGCCTGTGCTGCGTACCAAGCCGTCAATTCGTTCCGGCGAAGACTGGCGCTTCCAGCCCCGACCTATATTAGCTCAGGTTACGGTCTCCATGTGTATCTACCGCTGGACGAAGCAGTGGACTTGGACACGTGGAAAATTCTGGCTGCAAAACTCAAACAGCTTTGTCATCAGGAACGTTTGGAGGTTGACGAGCATCGAACTTGTGATGCGTCGTCAATACTTCGTACTCCCGGCACCAGGAACCGAAAGCACGGCGGAGCCGAGATAGTCACGGTCGGAGAGCTGACCGGGCCGTACCGGCTGGATGAATTGGGAGCGTTGAATGTTGGACTGTCCATACTGCGGCGCGAAGAAGTGGCAAGTCCATCACCACGCTTGTCCGACGTTGCGCGGCCCGCGTCACTGTGTCGAATCTCCGAAGCAGCCGGAAATCTCTACACCGATGAACCAGTCAATGTCCACGCGATTGCAGATGGATGTGCTCAACTTGGCGAGTTGCGCGGACGACTTGGAAAAATTCCTGAACCAAATTGGTATGCGTGTCTCGGAGTCCTTGCGGAAGCTGGAGCAGATGCAATCGCTCATGAATGGTCTTCTGGCCATCCTACCTACTCTCGACATGAAACTCAAAACCGCCTTGGCCGCGCCCGAGAGTTCGGACCAACCACCTGCGCCAAATTCGAGTCGGTCAACGCCAAAGGCTGCGAAGGTTGCCCGCACAAAGGAAAAATCACGTCGCCAATTCAACTCGGACGAGGACGCTTGGGATGCGTGGCTCCTCCAACACCCCAACAGCTACATGAGTTTTGTGGATTTCCAACAGCGCCGCAAGACTTCATCCTCGACCAAACCGGCCTCTGGCACCTCTCGGAGCGCGACGACAAGAACAAAATCCGCATCCTCGTCTCGTCGGCGCCGATCTACCTCGAAAGCATCCAGACCGGCGAAATAACCGCAGAAAGTTTCAGCCTGTGCTTCAAGCTGCACCTGCCCAACGAACCAGTGAAGGACTTGACCGTTCCGGCCAAGACGTTCTTCTCGTCGCACGGCATGAGCGAACTACATGGCCGAGGGGCCGTGATCCACGAGCCGGATGTTTTCCGCAAGTACGTGCGTGAAGCCATGGACGCCTGGCACACTGATAACAAGCTGGAGATGCGTTACGACCAGTTCGGCTGGAAACACGACGACAATGCGTTCCTGTGTGGACAGCGGCTTTACACGGCGCGAAACATCGAACCAACCGTCGGCAGCGACGAGATCAAAACGAGGAGTCAGTATCTTGGACCAACAAGAACCGGATCAATCTCAGCTTGGTCAAACGCAGCTAACAGCCTCTTTGCTGTCGGATGTGAACCTCAATCTTTTGCTCTCCTTAGCTCATTTGCCGCGCCACTCATGCGATTCCACTCTACGGGCGAAGGGGGAGCTATTGTCAGCCTTGTGTCGGATCAATCCGGCTCGGGGAAAACCACCGCTCTCGAAGCCGTTGCAAGCGTATGGGGTCGTCTCAAAGGTGTCCAGCTCACCGACGACGACACCAAAGTCAGCAAAGGACTGACGCTCGGCGTGCTGGGCAATCTGCCGTGTGTCTACGACGAGCTGTACGACCGCGACCCCGAGGTGATCCGCAAGTTCGTCCTGATGTTCACCAACGGGCGCGACAAGATGCGCGGCACCGTGGACGGCCAACTTCGGCACTCCAAAGCCGAATGGCAGACCCTTCTCGTGCTTGCCTCCAACAAGTCTATCGTCGACATGCTGTCCACCATGGACGGAACCGACGCGCCAGCTTTCCGCCTGCTGGAGTTCATCACCGAGTTCCCCACTTCACTTGAAAAGCGCGGTGACGAGCTTAAGCGCATTCTCGCGGCCAACTCGGGCTTCGCCGGCGACGCCTACCTGCGCGCCTTGCTGCAACCGGAAACCTTGAGCTATGTCAAGACAGCCCTTCCTGAATGGACAGATAAAATCTGGCAGCGATCGGGACTGCGCAACGAGCATCGTTTTTGGGTTAGGACTCTTGCTAGTGTCGTGGCTGCTGGCGTACTTGTTCGTCATGTTGGTATATTGGATTTTTCCATTCAGCGCATCCTTGATTGGGCCATATCCGAATGTCAAGCGCGGGCCGATGACGCCACTGTCACAGGAAAGCGTGACGCCCAGTCTGCCCTCGCCGACTTCTTTCACACCCACATCAACGATACTCTGGTGGTACAGGACGAGTGGAAACCTCATACAGCTATTAGACCTCTCGTTACCCCTAAACGAGACCTTCATGTCCGGTTCGAGCTTAATCCTCAGCGCGCATTTATCACCGAAACTGTGCTTCGAAAGTGGCTCGTCACTAAGGGAGTGAATCGCGCTGCGTTCATGAAGGAACTCAAAGCCCGCGATATTCTCTTACACGACAAGAAGCGTGTGACGCTCGGCGCTGGCACCGACTTCGCTTCCGGTCAGGTCACAGTGCTGGAGATCAACATGAAACATCCAGCAGTGAGCGGTGTAGTGGCAAGTGTTACCGAGATGGTGCAGAAGCCGGCTGCGCCGTTGCGAGCGAAACGGCTCAAATCTTGACAACGGCTTAAGGCTACGGAGGCGAAGAAAATGTCTGATTTGCCGGTCCTAGAGAAGCGAATGCAGGAAGCCAGCCGAGCCTTCTATGCTGCGAAATCGGCTCAGCAAGAAAAGGAAAACTCTCGCCTTATTGGCTCGTGTTTCAAATATCGGAACAACTATTCATGCCCGGAAAAGCCGAGCGACTATTGGTGGATGTACACTCAGGTTTTGAAGGCGGACGGCGGCAGTCTCGTTTGTTGGGAGTTTCAGCGAGATAAGAACGGGAAAATCGAGATCGATTTTCAGCGATTTTACTATCCGCACTTGCTCGAAGGACATATCAAAATCACGAGGAAAGAATTTGCTAAAGCGTGGCGTGGCCTCCAAAAGCGAATCGCGGCGCTCAAAGTCGGATGAGCATCTTAAGCATCGGTTAAGCACGCAGGAGACGGAAATGATCTGGCTTTTGACAATCCCAGCGATTGTGTATTTTACCTTTAGCGAACTAATTGCAGCGTGCTTTCCTGATTATGCTTGTCACGGAACAACGCGCGGATTCCTTGGTTGGTGCTTTCTCGTTTTCGTTGGTTGCTTTATCAGTGCCTTGATTTCGGCAGTCCCAATCCTCATTGGCGGTGCCATCGGCGCAATCCCCGAACGGCGCGGCTACAAAGATAGCGAGTTTCCGCTTGTGGCGCTTCGCGAACGAGATGGCGTAGCGGGTCATTTCTTCCTTGGCACCGGCTTTATCGGAAGCGAACAATATTATTTTTGGTATAGGAAAAATGATGACGGAGCTATCTCAGGCGGAAAAACATATCGTGAGCCAGGAGTGACCATCTATGAGGATGACAGCAACCCGAGGATGACCACTTACACGACCAAATACGTCTCAGATTTTGCCCGCCAATATTTGTGGCTTATCGGCATCGATATGCGAGGCGGGACTGATTGGTGTCCCACTTTTCACATTCCAAAAGGGTCGGTGAAAGAAGGCTATTCGCTGTAACAACGACGCCTAACGTCAGTACAACGCTTCGAGGACGACATGACCGCCGAAGAAATGAGGGAGCAGGCCGCCAAGGTTGCCGACGATCTGGAACGCCGCTGGCGCGCATCGGCTCGCAGGCAACAGGCGCTCTATGACGCGGCATGGATCGGCGGCGGGGACAACCGCCGCACGGCAGCAGAGTTGAACGCAGCGGCCGATGGCGTTGCGGCAATCGCGAGAGTTATCCGCAGTTTGGAGGCTTAAGGGGCCGATAGCATGCGATGGGATGAGTGGCGAGGATCAATAGACGGGCGCCCAACATTGTGGGTGCGGCACCTGCTTTGCGGTCGCGGTTTCCATATCGACATTCACAAGATGATCGCCTCTGACGACCCGGAATGTTTCCACACGCATCCGGCCTACGCTATTCGCGTGATCCTGTGGGGCGGCTACGTCGAGGAACTATACGGCGGCTGCCGGTGGCGCACCTGGTTGCCCGGCATGATCGGCCTTGTGACGCCCGCATGTTGTCATCGCATCGGGGGCCTTCGAAACGGCCATGTGTCGTACTCACTTTGGATCAGGTTCCGCAAAGTCGCCAAGGTGGAGTTACGCGGCGCCGGTTGGGATCGGCAGGATCAAATCTATCGCGCGCCGAATACCGTGCGCGCTTAATGCGTCGTCTGGAGGAACTATGAGACTGGACAGATCAAAATTCGTGCGCTGGCTAAGGGCAAAACCGCCGGCAACAATCGTCGGTGCAAATCGCGACTGTCATGCCTGCCCTATCGCCTTGTTCTGTGAGGAAGCGAGCGGCGGCTGTGAGGTTGTGATCTTTGATGACGGCGACCGCTACATCATCGATCGCGGGTACGACAAGCGGCGTCTGCCAGCGTGGGCAGAGAGCTTTGTCTGCGAGGTCGATGGCGAGAATGACGGGCGCATCTCCGCTGGCCGCGCCCTCGAAATTCTCGGCGCTTGAGCGTCAGATAGCATCATGCCGCGGATCGAAACGAGAGATATGCACACCGCTGGACTGCGCTACGTGCGCAGCGACGGCGCTGTTGTGAAATATTTCGGCGGCCCGCGCAAAATGGACTGGATTGCGTTTGAGCCAAACCCGTCCGAAGAATATTTGGCGAGGACGAACGGCCGACTCACTTGGCCACGCCGATGGGCATCTGCCGAAGCGGCAATGCGCGCGGTTGATCGGGAATACCCCGAGCAGCACTCAGATCAGTAGATAGGCAGCATCAAGGAATAACAAAATGGGAAGATCAAAGGGTTCGTATAATATCCTAATCCCTGATGCGCTCTTTGCTGCTGTTCGCGATGGCGACATGAGCCAAGTGGAAGCTGCACGCCGTGCAGGTTGTTCCCAGGAACTTTTCCACTACCGTTATAAGTCGTTTCGTTCTCAACAAATATCTCAGCGAACGACCAAAGCCCTCGCGGCATGTGCTGCCTACTTACGTGGGTGCCGCTCCGTGGGCTTTCAATGTGAGGCGATTCGCGATCTACGAGCGCTTTGGTGGGAATGGCACGACGAAGGCGGGAACCTTCTTTCTTCACCGCGAAGATATTGGCGGTAGGCCACGGGAAACAAATGAAGCAACGGGATCGCGAGAACATCAATCCGACGCCTGCTGCCGTTGTCGCAATGTATTTGTGGTGCGATGACTACGCTGCTCAATCCGGCGGCAGCATGGATTTCTGGAAAAAACTTCCGGACTGGAAACAGAAACTTTGTGAGGACGCCGTGAAAGATATTTTGAGGGCTCACGCAAACCAGACATCACATTAGGTAACCGATGAACCTGAAAATTGGACGAAAGCTGTTTCAGATTGTTTGGTGGGGGTGGCAACGCCCGTGCGGTTATTGGCGATGGCCTCCGCTGGAAACTCGTGAGATCATGGAAGTGAGAATGCCTGGGAAGGGCATGTCTTTCGGATTCCACGGACTGCACTTCGGCCCGATTGAGTTTCGATATCACCCGAACCATACCGGCAGGTAGGAGATCAAAGATGGACCGGCGAGAGTTCGTTCTAGGAATCGGCTCAACAATTCCGACCACAATGGGGCCGCCCATAACATTGCCCCCCGCCTCTCCGATACCGTGGAGGTGGAGCTCTCAGTCAGTGACGGGGTTTGGAAGACATGGGCGAGGCGGAATTTCAATTGCTGACGCAAATGGTCAGCACGTTGGTATTTTCCAGTATGAGGGAGATGGACTCCAAGCGTTCGCAAATGTCCAGCGCATTCTTGATGCCGTGAACGGTAAGCGCGCTTCATAAGCGATTAAGGTGACACATGAGCATTTATCTGCCCGATATCGAAGATACTCACGGGATGCTGTACGCAGCTCATGCCGCATTGCGTGATGCTGGCGACAAGATTCATGCGGTAATCGTCGCCCTGCACAACGCCGGGCGATACGCCGATGGACGCAAAGAGGCAGCGGAGGTACTTCCGTCTTTGGAACGCGCTCGCGAATTGATCGACGATGCCATGACGGCTGCTGGCAACGGTCGCTCAAAACTTATTCACAAAACTGGCTGCAATGGGTCATGCAGCGGCGTCTAGTGGGCAATTAAGGAGCGAGACATGAGGCCCTTCTTTGTATTTGTCGCCGTTGTTTGCGCTCTAGGGTTTCTTAACCCACATTCCCCTTATGTGGAAGGCATATCTTCATGGGTGAAGTTAGCGCAATTTTTAACGGCTGCGTTTTCTGCAGCGGCTGCATCCAAATAGATGATTCAACCTCCAACGACCTTCATCTCCTCGCGCGCAATCAGCTCCAGCAACTTCGGCAGCATGTCCACCTGCCGCCGACGCAAGCGCGTGTCGTCCACTTTAGTCTGCGTTGAGAACACCGTCTGAATAAGACTGGCCTTGGTGTTCACAATTTTAGGATCCAGTAAATCCCACGGTGTCTCGATCAGTGTGCGTGCCTCGCGCAGCGAAATGTCCACGAGCTCGTCAAGCTGGCCGGTCGCGTCGAGAGAGCCGATCGGGCGAAGCTCGTCGGGCTCAGTATAAACCGGAACGCGGACAGGCAGCTGCACGTCATCGAGGTTGTCGAGCGACACCTTCGTTGTTCTAGGAACAACAACGTCAGCTGCGTCTATTAACTTCACTGCGGGCCTCCGTAGCGGTTCTGCTCGGCCTGGTCATGCCCGAGCTTGCCACCACGCCCTCGTCTACCAAACCAGCGCCGCTCTGCCAACGCGCGCATCATGCCCTCATGCCCCTCCGGGTCGACCAGCTGCCGCGGGGCGGTACGCATCCCAATGGCCTTCTCGACCGCTGAGATGTTGGAACCTTCCTCGCGGCCTTTACCCGTGTTCTGCACCGTGATCGGCGTCATCTCTTTCAGGACCAGATCAAAATACTCTTGCAGGTAGTCCGGCGCCTTCTTCATGAACGGCTGTTCCGCTTCGCGCGGAGAGAACACCGGATCGCCGCGCCAGTCGCTGTTGCTCAAAGTGTGCGCGATGTGACGTGGCAACACCGACAGCTTGTTACCAGCCTCCTGCAACGGGTGCTCATAGTAACCGTAGACGTCCTTCATGATGCCCGGCATCAACATCCGCTCAGGCAGACCGCTGCGACTGTCGATGCCACCCGTGCGCGGCGCCGCCAGATCCTGCATGTCCTTGGGATACTCGCCGGTCTTCAAGTGCTGATAAACCGCTGACATGACCGCCCAGTTGAGCGCCATGCCTACCACGTAGTCGGTCTTGGGCGACCAGCCAGCACCGTGCCCTGGGCGCATCACGCCGCGCGCTGCGTCGCGAACGCCGCCACCGAGCTCGCGCCAGCCGCCCATCGACCACGAGTAGGACAGCATCCCGAGCTGTGCCGACTGCTTGGCAAATTTGTTCCAGAAGATGTTGTCCTGGATCATCTCGCCGAAGCGGTTGTCGATACTGTCGACGATCTTGCGTGCGGCGGCCAGCTTCTCAGCTTGCGTAGCACCAGGGTTGGCCTTGATCCACTGCGCCATGTTTTCCATGGCGGCGCCGTTCTTTATCAGCGGAATGTAGTGCTGGAAGATCGGCTGGTTGAGCGTGTCCATGATACGGCCGATATGCGAGGCCGCTTCCTTGAACGGTCCCGCGCTCGACCCGCGCGCCCGCGCCCAGGAGTCGATCATCTGCGCCTTGAGTTGCGCCCGCTTGAACGCGACGTAGTAGGAGCCGAGTGCCGACGACTGGTAATCAAGTGCGTGCGTCGAGCCCACCATACGACCGCCTGCTTGCGTGATAAGGTCGACGAGCTCCTGGTCCTGCGCGGTGCCCGCCGTCTTACCAAGATAAATGTCGCGCGCCTTACGTCCCTTGAGCGCGTAGGTCACAGGCGAGAACGGATACTTCACCAACTCATTAAGTCCTTCCGCGATGCGCCCACCACGGAATGCGCCAACCACCTTGGCCAGTTGCGAGGACAACGAGGCTTCCGCGATCGTGAAGGCGTGATAGCCGGACAGGCTCAGCAGCATCTGCGTCGTGGTGTTAGCGCCGTGGCGCAGCACATCGTAGACACGGCCATACTCGCCGCCTCCGATGTCGTGGAAGCCCTTGCTGATGAAGTTGTTGTAGACACGCGCAAAGTCTTCCGGCGCGTGCGCCACGGCGCCCGTCGTATCCGTTGCACCACGCCCCTCGATCCGCACCCAACCAGGCGGCACGCCCTGGTAACTGTCGGGATGGCCCGAGGCGCCCATGGTGCGTGGCCGGAAATACTTCACTAGTCCGGCTTCCTTGGCTCTATGCAGCACCTCGGTCGCCGCAATGAACTTGTCCATGCTGGTGACGTAGCGCAACGCCGCCTCGATCGGATCGGTAGTCACGGGCGTCAGGCCGCGGCGGATGCCTTCTTCTATCGTTGGAACGCTGCGAGCTTTTAGGGAAGCGCCGCTACCCTGCTTGATCGGGCCGCCCATGGACGGCAGGGCTTGCCGCGCCGCGTTGGGATCGGTCCAGAAGTGTGGGAAGTAGTCGTCCACGAACCTCGCCTGCGACGTCGGCGGTAAGGACTGAAGCTTGGCCTTGCGTGCCTCGAACGCCTTACGCAGCACGTCGGCCAGCTGTTGAAGCTGCGGCTGCACGGGCGCCGCGTGCGTGCCCTCGATGTAGCCCATGAAATGCAGGCGATCGGCGTCCGGCAGCTGGCTGATGATCTTGCGATAAGGCTCGACGTTGGCGATGACCTGCTCGGTGTCGCGCGCCGCGCGTCCACTGCCCGAGCGCAGCAGACTTGCAGCCTCAACTGCCTCGGCCGACATGGTGTCGGGGGAAAACACACGCTGCAAGGTCTTGGGCGTCTTGGCCATACCGATCACCGGCAACGCGAGACCCAGCGTGAAGTCGGTATACTCTTTTGGGAGGCCCGTCACGTTCTCGATCGGCTGGCCGGCGATCGACTCCAGGGCGGCATTGATGGGCGAGAGCGTGTAGTTGAGCGCGCCGAGCGCAGTGTTGGCGATGGCCTTGATCGGCTTCATCTTACCGCCCTGGCCAAACTCCTCAATGCCCTCGCCAAACTGGTTCTGCGCTTCCTGCCGCAAGCGAGTGTAGGTCGACGGGTAGTTGGTAATGGGCTCGATCGCTTGGGCGAGCCAGCTCTTGTCCTGCTGCGGCGATGTAGCAGGCGCTTGTGCTGCGACCGTCCAGGGGTCGGCCTGTGGTGCAGGCGCCGGGGTCTGACTGACCACACCCCAGTCGCCGGCAGGAGCAGCTTTGGGTACGCGATACTCGAAGCCTTCCGGCTCGACGCGCTGGACGTCCCATGCCTCGGCCATCACTGCACCTGTTTAGGCTGGCCGTTCTCGATCGTCCACTTCTGCCCATTGGCGAACGTGGTGACGTGCCCTTCCTTGAGCTGCTGTAGTGCCTGCGGAGGGAGTGGAGCGGGCACTGTCGCCGAAACGCCACCGCCTATGATGGTCTCGCCCGGCTGGCCGACCATACTGCCCTTCGGTTCGGCCTCAGCAGCCGGCTTCCTCATGCCCTGGATGGCCTTCAGGCTCTCGTCGCGCACCTTGTTGGCCTCGGCCTCGATCGCATTCTTCTGCGCCTTGGTCATGTTGGTGGCGTTGGCGTTGATGATCTCGGTGGCGCGGTTATGCTGCGCTGCAATAACGGCGCGCAGCTGCGCCAAGTCGGCGGAACGATCGCCGGACTGGATCTTGCGCTCGATCTCCTGCTTTTTCAGCTCGAAATTCTTGTACGCCTGGTCCTGGCTAAAAATCTGCCGGTCCAGCAAGCGGTTCTCGCGCTGCGCAGCCTGATCCAGCCGGCGCTCGCCCTGACCGAGTCGTCGCTCGCCTTGCTCGATCCGCTGATTGCCCTGCGTGGTCTTACGCTCGCTTTCGCCGCGCAGAATATCCGTGCGTTCCTCGCCTGTGTCGAGACGTCGGTTGCCTTGCTCGGTCTTGCGCTCCTCGCCCTGCTGGAAACGGGCGTTGCGGCCCATCTCCATATCGCGGCGCATCTCAATCCCCATTTTTGCTAGCTGAAGCTTGCCGTCTGCGTTGAGCAGCGGAACAGCCTGACGCAGCGCTGCGGCCATCGCCTGCGGCGGCAACCCCGGATTGGCCTGCTGAATCTTGCCGATAATCGTTTGCAGGTCGAACTGGGGTAAACCCCCCTGCGGCTGACCACCCTGCATCGGCGGGGAAGGTGCTGTGGGCTGCGGAAACGGTCCAGGCTGGCCCGTCATGAAGGGAAGCGTCGGCGGCCCTCCCATCGCACTGCCACCTTGCACCGGCGCGTTGGGCGCCCCGCCTAGGGGCATACCGCCCTCCATCGGCGGCGACGGCTGGCCGGGCATCGGCTCCTGCGCCATCGGCCCCAACGGATGCTGCATGGGCACGGATGGCTGGCCAGGCATCGGCGGTTGCGGACCTGGTCCGGATCCTGGCCCCATCGCCATGCGGTCGATCGACCCCTGAGGCATCGAGAACGCTTTGCCCAGCGCCTCCATGCCCATCATCTCGTAGGTCTGCGGCAGCTGGTCGATGTAGCCCCGACCCGCCGCGCTCAGTGCTCCAAGGAATGCCATGGGGTCACCAGCGGCTGAACGCGCCGGCGCCGCTCGCCAACGCCCGCGAACGCTCAGTAGCACGCACGTAGTCGACCGCCTTGAAGCCACCCACCTCGAACACGGCGTCCGGGCGCACCCGCTCGACCTCGTGCGCCATCAGGCCGATGCGCGGTTCCGGGTCGCCGCGGTAACGGTATTTGTAGAGCGGCTGACCATCGTAGAGCTCGCCCACGGGCTCGACGTCTTCCTTGAGCCGGATGTCGGAGAACGCCATCATAGCGTAGGGTGCCACCGTGCCGGCGATCTTGCCGATACCGCCCCACATATCCGACTGCTGCTTGCTGGCGAGCTCGGACTGCTTGAGCTGGTTAGCGAAGTTCTGGTTGGCCACCTGCCCGGCGTTGTTCCCCTGGCTGATGTAGTTGAGGTAGTCCTGGATAGACTGCTGCGGGATCTGCGACGCCATCTGGCCGAACTGGCCCAGGTTCTGAAGCGCCGTCTGCTGCCCGGTGCCCGCCGCCTTAAAGGCATTATAGGGCATCGCCGAACCCTGGGTGTACTGGATGGGCGCGGCGTTCTGCATTCCAGCCGCCTGCCCAAAAGCGTTGCCGGCACCCGACACCCCTTGCAACATCCGTTGCAGCTGCTGATTCTGCCAGTCGATATTAAAATCCGACATGGCCTTGTTCTCAACACCCGCCCCCCACGGGGTCATCGCGAGACCGCGGGCGCCGAGGCCGGCGCGAGTCTGGTCCTGAAGTTGCTGCTGGGTGCGGGCGTAGAGCGCGCCGCGCGGGTCGAACGCCGCGTTCAACGCCGCGCCGCCAGCGCCATAAAGCTCGTTACCGCCCTGGAACTGGTTGGTGGCTCCCTGCTGGGCCATTCCGCCGCCGTACATCGCCCCGGTAATCATCGGCGACGAGAACGGGTTGTTCACGAGGTTCTGCGTGATGTCGCCGTACTGGCCAAGCGTCTGCCCGGCCGTGTTAAAATTGCTCAGATTACCAATGCCGCCGAGCGCCCCGGAGGACGCCGACGCCATATCGTTCGGGTTCGCCGTCCACGGGTTAGGTCGCGGAATGCTGTTCGCAGGCCCTTCGAACAGGCCACCAAATAACGCCATGGCGCCTCACTCTCAGGCGCAGCGCGGCCCAATGGTCGCCGGCTGCTCGGCCGGCTTGCTGCGCGTTGGCTCGCTGTTCACCGACCCGGTTCCGCCGGTCAGTCCTGGCTTCATCGACTGATCGCCGTCCTTCGGTGACCGATCCTTCAGGCCGTCAAGCAGCCCGCTATTTTCCGCCATGGTGTGCTCCTTACGGTCGTGGTCGCTCGGACGGGGGGAACCCCGGCGCCACCGGCGTGCCGGTCACGGCAGTTGGCGTCACAGTGACTGCGGGCTTCTCAGGGGCTGGCTTTCCAGCCGCGGCTGCTTTCTCCTCCTCGGTGGCAAACTTGGACACCTTAGACGGGCTGGCAAGCAGCGCCTTGTCTTCCGCGACCTGCTTGGCTGCCGCCTCGGCCGCAGCCTTTTTCTCCTCGTCCGAGATCGCCGCTCCACCAACTGCCGCGGTCGCGTTCAGCCGCGCCTGCGCAGCTTTGCGCGCCGCCTGGTCGGCCTCGACTTCGGCGTCCACGGGCGTGACCTTGGTGACCGTGCCGTTGCGCTGGAAGTCCAGCCGCACGTAGTCGTTGCTCTCGACGTGCCCGACCAGGCAGCGCACGATGGCGGTGTCGGCAGGGTCGACGGCGAAGGTAACGACCGCGCCCGTGACCGGGTCGACAACCCGTTGTTCGGCTACCGAAAACATGGGCTAACCTCCTGATGTTACTTGATGCTCTCGACGATCATGCCGTTGGCGGTGATGTCGGACGCAGTCGCGGCAGTGCCCGTGCACTTGATGACGATGGCGCCGGACAACGTCTCGGCAGCGTCGGTCACGCCGGGCGACACGGCCGTGGTATCGACCACGCCGCGGCCCAGGAAGCCCTGCGTTGTTGCAGTGCGGCGCATCACGATGTAGTCGAGATACCAGCCCTTTGCGTTGGTCGCAGCGGTCGCCGTGGCGATCGACGTCCCACCAAAATAGAGCTTCATCGTCTTGTTGTTGGCGTTGGCGCCCGTAGTGCCCCAGCAGGTCACCCGCAGACTCTGACCGGCCGTCGCCAGGGTGCTCGACGGCAAGGTGTAGGTCTGAAGGGTCTGTTCGGCGGTGGTCGTACTGGGAAGGGCAACGGCGGCGGTTTGGGCGTTGTTGAGGCCGCCCACCCCGCTGTTGATCGACTGAATGACCTGATTGAGACAGCTCAGAAGCTGGCTCGCCTCGTTGCACCCCGAGGTGCCGGTGAGCAGCGAGAGGTTGGCCGAAGAAGCGATGGCCGCTGAGACGACGACGGCGGCAATGACGGACAGAGCCTTGGCAAACAGGTTCTTCATCGTCGATCTCCCATGCGGGGCTCGCCCGCCCTTCACGCAGTTGTTGAACTTTATCCTGCAAGTCCCTGAATTGCAACGCCCCTCAGTATTTGATGATCTTGTTCACCACCAGAACGCCATTGAGCACTGTTAGGGCCGTGCCCGAGCCACCGGACGCCACGGTGATGCCTGTCGTGTTGGATGTTGTGTTCTGCACCGAGGCATTGTGGGCCAGATTTGTGCCTGAAGCAGTGTTGTTACCGCCGGTCACGCTCACCGTGATGGCGTTTTGAGGGTGCATATGTCCTGGATCGGTGACGGGCAAACTATAGTTAGGGATATTTGCCTGCAAAATTGCGACCGTCCCGGCTGTATTGCCGCAAGCGGTCCCGAGCGTGTTTGACCCCGCGCACACCCCCGTGATGCGCCCCAGTCCATCCTTGCCGAGACTCATGCGGCCGTTCATGTCCGGCAGACTAAAATGCGTGCCGTCCGCCGCTCCGTAGGTCGTGCCGATGACCGCGAACAGCGTGGGGTAGTCCGTGCGCAGAAGTGACGAGCCATCCTGAAGCAACCAGCCGGCCGGCGCCGTCGTTGTGAACCAATCCATTCCAGCCCCAACGTAATAGGTCTGCCCGACCAGCTGAAACTGAGTGCCATCGTAAACCACCTCAACCAGCTGTCCGGCGACAATCTCGCCACCAACCGACGCCGAAGCACCAAGTTGAGTACGCCGAAACACGCTGATGGCGCCCTGCGAACTCACATTGAGCGTGGTTGCCGCCGTGTTGGAGAAGCCGGCGATGAACGTCACTCGCTTGCCCGCGGCCAGCGTGAAGTTGGTTGGCGACACGCTCGCCACCACCTGCGCGTTGCCGCTGCCAGTCGACGTCCCGCCCGCGTAGATGTAGGAACCGCCCTGCGCCGGGGTGAGCGGCGTGGAGAGTGCGGCGAGCGCCGTAATGTCGGAGTTGACTCCTGAAGCAGCGGCGCTGGTGAAACACGTCACCAGCGCGTTATAGTTGGCCATGACCTGCGTAGCGTCGGCGATCGTGTTGTTCTGAAGCGTGAATGGCAGCGTGCAGGTGATGCCCGCGCGCAGCACCGAGACTCCATAGCTTCCGAGCACACCCAGCGCGATCACGCCAGCAAGCAACCATTTTCTCATGATGCCACCTGTTGCAGATACCCAAGCTGCTCATAACGAAGATGCAGCCTACCGATCTTGAAGCCCGACACCGACTGCCCCGTCGCCGAGAGTGCCATGCGTCGGAACACGATAGGGATCGTCCACGGCAACTGCCGCGGAAACAGCGCGCCCGCTGCACCCTGCCACAGTGCCTGTCCCCAGGTGAAGGTGCCCCACACCGTCGCGGAACCAGTGAGTGAGACTGCCACGGTATCCAACACCGTTCCGTCCTGATCCAACGCACGGCAGGAGATTGCGCCTGAGCCGGCCACCAGCGCCATGTAAAGCGTCGTCTCCAGCATATTGTACTCGGCCATCTGGTCGGTGTCAGGCAGCATAGATGTCTGGTAGGCGAACGAGAGCTGGTTGCCGTTCTCGGTGTAGGTGCTGGTCCCCGACTGCACCGTGTCGCTCTGGAACAGCTTCGCCGTCACACCCAGCGGCGTCATGATGAAGCTGTTGTTGTAGGGCACGATCAACGATGCGGGAAAAGAGTGCGGGCCAGTCCACAGACCGCGCGCAAAGTCAAACCAATACTCCTGGTTGGGCGTGCCCACCGCGTTGCCATTCTGGCACGACACCCGCAGGATGTTGCCGCCCGCGGCAGCCACCATGCGCGACGGCGTGACGGCAAACGTGAACGGCACCGTGATGCCGCTGCCGGCAATACCAATCGGGTCGGACACCGTCGTGCTGAAGTCGATGATCCGTACGCCCTCGGGCGAGACAAACGCCAAGCCCTTCGGCGTCGAACACACCGAGTTGGGCGCCAGCGTCCCGGTCGGAACATTGAGCGCATTCTTCGCAAGGTTGCTCGTCGCCGCGTCGCCCGTGATTTGAAACATCCCCGACGTGCCCTTGAACACGATCAAGGACTGCGTAACCGCGCCGGTCAACTGCGTGTTGACACCGAGCGCGCCGAGCGCAGTCAGCGGCAGGTTGTCGTCGAACGTCAGCACCTGCGTACCGGCCGTCACATTGCGCGGCACCAGCACGTCGGAGAAGATAAGAGCAGGCTGACCAGCGGGAGGATTGACCGCCCAGTAAGCACGCCCGTTGAAATTCTTCACCGACGACGGCGCCGTGGTGGTGAACGTGATCGCGCCCGTGAGATTGCCCGCGTTCCACGTTGGCGCAGCGGGATCGGTGATGTCGAAGTAGCCGAAGTACGCACCTCCACTGCCGTTGTAGCCGGGATGCGTCACCAGAATATTGACCCCCACCAGGTCCATCGTCGGTGGCGTCCACGCCCCGATCGCCGATGGGCTGGTCGGACAAGTTGTGCCGTTGATCGTGCCACCGACTGCGGTAAACAGCCCGGTAATGAGGTTGTAGGAGAACGGTTCGTCCTTGCCAGCGTTGCGAGACGTTGCAATCAGTCCGTAGACCTGCGTGCCCAGGATCTTCATGCACGAGATGAAGCCGGGAGTGGTGAACGACGAGAACGACGTCTGCAAGATTGACGCCGGCCGGCACTGAAAGAGGTTGCGCGTGCTGGGATCGGGAATGAGGTTGGTCAGCAGCGCCATCGCGCCGGGCGGATTGTCCGTGCTGTCGAGCGAGTCACAGACACCGAGCGGCGCGAACTTGAGCGGTGTGGCGTGGCGAAGGCCCATTCACCACCCGATCGTTTTTGTGTTCCGAAGTCGAGAAAGATCGTTGCCAAACCGGCGACGGTCGAGGCTTACCGTCTTCGCGGCCGTCTCAGGATCGTCCTTCATCGACATATATTTGCGCAGTAAGTCGCCCGCACCACCCTGCCCAGGCTGGTCACCAAGAAATGCCTGCCAACGATCATCGTTGGCAATCTTCATCAACTCGCCGGCCACGCGCGTGTAGAGGTAGGTCTGATTGGGAAACCACGGCGTTGTGGACGTGTCGGTGATGTCAGTCGGCTTGGAGTTGTAGCGGATAGTCGCAGGATAGGCACCACTCGCCGGCGGCCACACATACAGTCCGGGTTCCTGTCCCACCACGGCCGTCACGTCCACGTAGGCGAAGTATGGATAGGACGCGAGACCAGCCTGCTGCACGAACGAGTCAAACTGCTCCTGCTCGACACCGATCAGCTTATAAGGCACGTCGCTAATCATATAGAACGAGCCGTTGCGATGCAGCCGCAGGAAGTCGGACGGCATCGTGTTCGGGCCTGAGCCCGGCGCGTAGCCGTTGCCAGACGCCGTCGTGCTCAGGTTGAACTCGTAGGTCTTGCGGATGACGTTGAAGTCGTAATTCTGCGCCAGTTCCAGCAGGACGGCGTTCAAAAATGAGAGCGCCTGACTGGTATAGCCAGGGGTTTTCGCCATCTGGCAGGCGAGCGTGACAATCTGCGCAGTGGTGAGAGCCACGTCATGCTCCGATCCGCGCCTGATGCTCTGAAAGCTGCTCTTTCACCTTGGCAATACGTCGCTTGCATTCCTCGACATTCCAAACAGCTTGCTTTTTCTCTTTCTGCTCGCTCTCTGAAAGTCTCGGCTCGCGACGGCCATTCTGCTGCGCCCGCGCGTTCAAGCGTGTCTCCAGATCGCCCATGCGTTTCACATGGTCGTCGGCGATCTTCTCCTGCTGTTCGAGTTCCAGCTTCAGATGCTCGATCATGCCGAAGGAGAACTGCCGCTCGGACGCGGTGCGCAGCTTGTCGAGCACCTTGTTCAGATCCTCGATCGCGTCGTCGCGACCGACGAAGCTCTGCAACACGAGCGCCTTCTTGCCGGGAAGCTCGACGGTGTACGAGATGCCGATGGACGGCACCTTTTCGATTTCGTCGGTCATGCGCGCAACAGATTGGGAGGATTGACGACAGCGCCAGAGTCGGTGACGTGCGAGTGGCGCTGTTTGCGGTAGAAATTCTCGCTCTTGCCGTCGATCCGCGACTGATGCCCCCATGTGCGCTGCATCGCCTCGCGAATCGCGATCGCTTGGCTGACCGGCACCGTATAGGTCTGTCCTTGCAGGAAGGCGCGATTGTCGATCAGCACCCGGTCGCAGTACGGAGCAAGGTCGATGGTGATCGTCTCCTGCGCTTCAACGAGCCCGGTTTTCTGTTTGTGCTTGGTCTTGAACTCGGCAAGCTTGAGCGCCTTGGCCGCCTTCTTCTGTTCGGCCAGGACTTCCTTCTCAGCTTGCGCTTCAAGTTCGGCAAGCTCAGTTTCTGTGAGCACCGAAGTGTCGACCACGCCGAGGTTCTTTGCCGGAGCTACGGATTCTTTTGCCATCGCCTGCGATGCTCCTACGCTGATGTCCAGTCTGCTGTCTTCGCCTCGGAGGAGACGACGATGGGGAAGCCGGTCGAACCATAAGCCACCCAGTCACCCGGCTGCAAGTTCAACCAGCCGCGGTTGGGCACGTAGAGCCGACCGTTGAAAGCGAACGCGCCGGGCACGATCGGGTGCTTTGGGTTGTCGTCGTCGAGGATGTTCGCCGCGATCAGCGCGACGTTCGCCATGTTGGGCTGCCGCGTCCACTGCATTGCGGAGAGCGTGGACGTCGCAGAAGTGCCGAAGGTGTTTAAGGCCATTACACTTTTTCCTCTTGACGACCCACTCTTTCCATGCTACCCGTCGATCCTCTCAAACAGGAGACAGACGATGCAAGGAAAGAAAGTAGACCTCTCTAGCGGAACGAAGCCCTGCCCAAAGTGCAACACGACTAAACCACTTTCGGAGTTTGGTGTAAACAAATACACCGCCAGTGGTTTCTCGTCCTACTGCAAGCCCTGCATGGCGGACCAAGCCCGAGTCCGCCGAGCAACCCCTGAAGGAAAAGCCGCTCACCGCGCGAGCACCGAACGCTGGATCGCGTCGCTCGAAAGCAAGCCCGCTACACCTGGCTTTAAGGTGTGCCCAAAATGCCAAATCAGCAAGCCTTTTGAGCAGTACCCAAAAAACAAAAGAACCAAGCATGGGATCAATGCTTACTGCTTGGTCTGCGCGGCCGAAATAGTGCGGGCGCACCGCGCCACCCCTGAAGGCGCGCAGGCGCACCGCGACGCTTCTAAGCGATGGCGAGACGCCAACACCAAACGGCATAAAGACAACAACGCCCGTTGGAAGTACGGCGTTGCCCACGGCGGATACGATACACTTTTGGCGAAGCAAGACGGCAAGTGCGCAATCTGCGACTCGTCGGACCCCGGAAGTCGATTGGAGCGGTTTCACATCGACCACGATCATGCTTCCGGTAAGGTCCGCGGTTTGCTTTGCGAGCTTTGCAACCGCGGACTTGGCTCCTTCAAAGACCGTGTAGCACTTCTTTCACGCGCTATTAGCTACCTCAATACCTCAGCCGAAGGTGGCTGAAAAGGCGCTAACACTCTCAATACGCATGAAGAATTGCTGGTTCTCGATCAAGGTTCCATAAAAAAGTTTCCACCCAACCACGCGAATCTGATTCAGGGGGTCACTCTTATCGGCTTCCTTGAGATACGTGAACTTCACGTCGTCCAACTTGACCTGCCCGTAGGCGCCGCGGCCAATGATGTAGGTCGGATAAACGGTGAGCCCGGTGGTCGGTGCTGCGGGCGGCTGCTGAGCCGTTCCGGCCGCCGTGATAACCGCCGTGGTCCCGGCGGGAATCTGCGTGGCGACACCCTGCATCGGACCAACAGTCGGCCCTGAAGTCGTGGTGCCAAGCGTCGAAGACGCCATGCTGGCCGACGTCGAGACATAGACGTTGTAGGTGTAGCCGGTGGTCGACGGCACAGTCACCGAGATTGATCCGTTCGGACCAGTCACTGAGATCGCGTTACTGATCTGGTAGATCTGGCTCTCGAACTGGTTCTGCGTGTCGCTCGCCGTCACCTGCACGTAGTAGGTGTTGGTCGCGAGCGCGCCGGCGGTGCCTGCCGTGCCCTGCACGGCAGCGATGCCGGTGAAGAACGGCACCATGTTGGACTCGCAGAAGCGAATGCCGTTGAACTCGCCTGCCTCGTAGTTGTAAATGCGATTGATGTCGCTGTAGGACCAGGCAGTCTGCACCGCGCTGTTCTGGCGCAAATCCGCCGCCACGAAGGGGTGGATGATCGAAGTGTAGTGTGGCATCCGGCGCGGGTTGTCGGAAGCCTTGGCGCCGCCCGCATCCGCTTCGAGCTTGATGTCGGTCATCTCGTCGCCCATGTAGCGAGGCGCGCCGAGATTGAACAGCATCGAATAGGCCCGCTGCACCTCGAACGGGTTGAGTACGTCGCCGGTCGTGAGCAGGGCGCGCGAACCGCGCGAGTTGACGTAGTTGATCTGCGTACCGGAATTGAGGGTGTTGAAGGTGTTGCGCTCCAGCGTCTCGGCCACCTGAAGGCCGACCAACTCTGTCGCCTTCTTGAACAGCGGGTGGTAGATGGTCATCTCGGCCACGTCGGTGATCGTGACCTTGTCGCCCCACTGTTGGGCGGTCGCCGAGACCTGCTGGATACTCATGGTCTCGCCGACCGGCGGGACACCCTCGGAGAGCGGAGCGAAGGGCAGCGGGATGCGCAGGTAGCGCGTCGCCGTGTAGGTGGTTCCTCGCCCCTTGGGCAGTTCGAGCGGGTCGCCGAACTGGTACGCGACCAGCTGTTTGCGGGTCAGCGGCAGCGTCTTTTCCGCGATGTAGGCAACGATGTCGCTGGAAAAGTTGGAGGCTTGGTTGGTAGCCATTCGCGTTCTCTCCTGAAAACGGTAAGGCTATCAGTACCTTACCTCAGATGAACTGGCCCGCCAGCCGTTTCTCCGGGCTGTCCGGGGTCTTTCCTCGCTGCGATGCAGCATCTCCTTTCCCACTTCCGGGTCTGGTTTGCTGCGCTGCGATACGTCTCTGGCCCTGCTGCGCCGGCTTTCGGTTGCCCGCCCCGGCCAGTGCCCGCTCCCCGAGGATGAACTTCAGAATCGTCTCGCGATCCGTGGGTCTGCCCGCCTGAAGGAGCTCGTTGAACTTGGCCTCTACCTCCGCTTTGTACTTGCCGTAGACCGGGTTTGCCGCCGCCTTGGCGTCGAACGCCACCTGATCCATCGTCAACTGCGTCTGCAAGGCGTTCTGCTGTAGCGTGCCCTGCATCGTCCGCTGCATCTGAGCGAGCCGGTATTCGGTACGCTCCTCCGGTGTCATCACCGCGAGCCGCGCCGCCTCCTGCTCCGCCGTCAGCTGCTGGTTGCCCTGCTGCGTGATCCGCCGAAGCTCTTGGAGCTCCCGCTTGGTCGCCGCCGCTTCTTCCCGCGCAGCCTTCGTCTCGTTCGCTAGCCGCTGAAAACGTGCTTCGCCCCGGCTCGGTTTACGGGCCGGTTCGCCGTCTACTTGCTCCTGTTGCCCATCGTCTTCTGCGTCGTCAGGGTGTTCGGCGGCATCGCCACCTTCGAGCTCGACGCCTTCGGTATCGTCCGGCCCGGTGGTGTCTTCACCGGCTTGGCCTGTCCCGACTTCGGCATCTTGCTCGACATCGTCCTGCTCTCCAGCCACGTTCTCTCTCCTTGATGACTTACGGCCATCGGTCGTGTGGCGCCTAACGGGTCGCCAGTCGGATCAGCCACTTACGGCGGCCAGTCGATGTTTCAGTTTAACTTGGGTGGGGAAATAGTCAACCTAGCGAATCGGACTGCCAAAATCGTGCAGCCCGAGAATGCCGACCAGGATGAACAGGATCAGCCAACTCCCGAAAGGCCCCCATGCGTAGGGTGACGGTCGCCAGGGATTGAGACCAAAGATACCAAAGACGCCCACCAGCACGTAGATCAACCAGAACCAAATGTTAGCGCCCATGGGAGTCTCCTATTTTTTGTCGGCTGCTGCTGCTGCTGCTTCTTCCCGTGCCAACAGCCGACCAGCCTCTTGCCCAAGCGCATGTTGTGCCTCGGCCGTCGTCTTGACCAGCGCGTCCTTGATCGAATTAGTGTTGACTTCCAGCTTCTTGATCCACTCTTTGAAGTAGTACAGAACAACTGGAGTAACGCAGTTGGCGACAGCAATGATCGCCAAAAAGAAAGTATTGTATTTTTCAATACCGGACATGGTCACGCCTTCGCAGGCTCCAACGCCGACAGCTGAGCTGCCACAGGGAGCGCGGCCACCGTGGGCTGCACTTTATCACTCGGAATGGACGCCGCAACCGCAGGGGTCGTCACAATGCCGCGCACGCTCGGATCCGACGCCGCTTCGGTCAAAATACCCTTGCGAGTTCGCTGAAAGACCGCCCAGGCCCCAGTCGCCAACGGAGCCAGCATGGCGAGCAACTTGGTCACATCAGCGATGACCACGTTAAGCTGATCGTAGATCGCATATAAGTCGACGCCGTGCGAAGCCGCGAACGAAATACCCGCCCAAGCTCCCGCGACTGCTGAGCCAGCGTGCAACAGCCCGGTTTTAATCATCGGCGTCATGGTTTTGGTCCTTTGCATATTGGATCCGGCCAGTTCTCGCACTGGCACTTGTAGGTGACTTCGTTGGCCGCGATCCGCCGCTTCACCGGATCGGCTGCCGTGATCTTGCCTTCGCCCTGCGCCTGGATCACGCGCTGGTAGACCTGACAAAAACTATCGTCGGCAGGGTCAGCTATTTTTACTTGGAGAGGTGGGAACAGGCTCCCGCACCCCGTCAGGCTCAAGGCGATGCAGCAAATCGTCCACCTGGTCAGGCGATAGTGCATTGATCTCCCCCATGATCCGCTTCGCCGCAGCAGTCTTGGCGAGGATTGCGGCAGCATGACGCGCAATCTCCTCATCACGGCCAACCTCCATAGCCTGCTGCGTTTTCTGATTGTCGAGAAACCAGAGAACGAGCTTCAAACCAGCAAGTGCGAGCGCGGCCCAATCTAACATCAGGCCGTACTGACCTTCGGGTCATCCTTCATAGTGACGTTCGCCACGGGCGCCGTTGCCACCACTTTCTTAACCTCGGGCATAGCCGTCACTACCGCGATGGCGTTCGACTGCGTGTGAACAAACAAGCCCCAAATTGCCGCTGCGACCGCGGTGGCGATGCCGATGAAAGTCTCGCTGTTCAAGATAGCGAGCACTTGGTCGGCAGTGATCCACCCACTGTGCGCTGCCCAGCCAGCGATCGCACCGCCAAACATGGCGATGAAGCTACGCAGGATGCTCTTGACCTGTTCCTGGTTCATCCACTTCTCCTTTCGTCAGATACGCGATCATTGCCTGAATTGTCTTGTTTCCGATGATGCCGTCGACCTTTAACGGTGGACTGGCGCCCAAGTAATTCAATTTAGTTTGCAGCCACATCGCATCGTGCAGCACAGGCGGTGTGATTGTTCCTGCGACGTCGTCTGATGCAGCAGCGTTGGCCTCGAATGCCTCACGCCACGCTGCCGCAGCGACGTGTTTGCCAGGCCCGCCGTCCCAGTCGTTGTACACGTTACCGCCTAGATCAATCCGCGGCGTGCGCCAGCCGTTCGGATCAGTCCGCAAACCCTGATCGGTGAAACCCTTGATGGTGTCGCTGCCAGCCATAACCGCTTCGATCGCATCGTTCATTCGTTGCACGAGCACAGGACTATGG